TACAAGTCTAACTGAACCATAACCACTAATAAGATTGTTGCTCCAGTAAATATAGGAAAACTTTAGGTATGACTTTGATGTACCTGTAAGCAAATTCACACCTAAAAGCGTAGTTGCTGTACCTGAAGCATTTAGTGCAGTATGGTTCACAAGACCAGCCGCTACACCACTAAACTGTGACGCTGTTGGGTTACCAATCACGTACGTTGGTGCTGTATACGTGCCACCAATTACAACTGCCTCAATGTATATTCCGGGGGCAATGTAAAGAGTATCACCGGAGCCGATGCCAGTAGCCCCTAACGCTTTTTGTAGTGTCTTCCACGCAAGGTTAGTAGTCGAACCTAATCCAGTATTGGAATCGTTTCCATCCTGCCGAACATAGTATGTGGCCATTATGGAGTCACTCCATTTGCTATTTCTTGCGCCATAATCTGCGAGAACTGCGACACATACCGCAGTTGAAATTCAGGAGTTTGTGTAGCCCACCAAGTGAAAACGCTTGTTCCATCTGGCCCGTAAGTTCCGAGCAGGTTGCCAGCATCATCGTAGAAATCACCAGTGACAATGTAGTCACCGACCACGTTAGGGTTTGGTGTTATAGCCAAGTCTGGAAAGTTCATTTGCCCACCTTCAAACTGTTTGCATTCGTACCCTTGAACGGCATCGTGAGGAACGCCAGCACACTGCTTACCGCAGCGGAGACACCCGCCGCTACCGCCTTGCTGCCGTAGAGTGCCAGCACTGCGCCGAGCTCGCTGATGTCGTGTACTTCGCTTGTGCGGATACCATCGCCAAAAACTGCTGTAAACGCAGCAACGAATGCGATAAGAGCAATAACTAGCAACCTGCTTATACTGATTTTATTCATGTAATACCTCTACGCTGGGTCAACGCCAGTAATAGTCTTACTGCTATCACTACTACTCACTGTAGCAGACCACGCAGTACTCGTATCGTCTTCTTTGTAAACAGTCATCTCATTATTGATGACTGTAGTCTTATTACGCAAACCTCTTAGAGCAGACCTTACAGTCCGCTCGTTGATTGCTCCTGCACCTGAACCACTTCCTACATCTCTTGCAAGGAGTTCATCTGCCATTACATTATCTTGCAACTTAGCACCAAACGTACCAGCCGTTGTGTGATTGACCTTCAACTCTTCCCACACGTTAGATGGGATATCACCCACTTCACCATCGATGCCATTTGCAAGTGAATTTGTTTCCATAAGTACACCACCAAAGGTGGTTGCATCAACGTATCCAGTAGGTGAAGCACCCCATACAGCAGTTGCTGTCTGCGCTCCTGAAAGCCAAGATGTCAATGGGTCAAAGCCAGTCAACTGATACTCCAAAGAAACAGGAGCCATACCAGATGCACCCTTGAGCATAACGACAACGTGGTCTACGCCTGTGGCAAATACAGCGTTAGGAATGTCAAAACGATAGATTCCAGGAAGGTTAGTTGCGTCTACCTCAACCCATCCACCAGATGAATACGCACCGCTGACTGTTTGTGTCGCTAACGTAATCTGTACTGCTGTACCACCTACTCCAGCAACTGGAGGTCGAACATAGTAAGCGGTAAAGCTCGCAGCGTTGAAGGCAATACCGGTCTTACCGCCACCTGTTGTGCTTGCGCTATCCTGCACAAACACATACTCGGAGCGGTTGCTTGTGGCTTGCGCCTGTACGAATAACTTAGCCACGAATGCCCCCTGTCATGCCCGGATGCGTCAGCAGTCCGCCACTAGCCGCTAGTTTCTGCACTGCACCAGCGTCTGGATTACCTGCCCACGTTGCACTATATAGGTCAATAGTAGGCGCACCTGTGCTATTGCCAAATCCGATATTAGGACTGTTTGGATACGGTGCAAAAGTATCGTTACCTGTCAAACCATTGATGCGTTCATATGCTAACGATACGCCAGCACTACCGGCGGTAACACTTGTTACACTTGTTGCAGTGTTTTGCAGTGTTACGTTTATTAATCGATTATATGTTTGAACCACTGCTCCAGTAGTGCCGCCGAAAATGTTGCCACGAATCAAAACACAGTTTTTGACTATGCTGTTGTGAGTGGTGTTCGTACTGGAAACATAGATTGTTTGACTGTCAAACCCTTGGAAATGACTGTTGTATATTTTTACGCCATTACCATCTGAACCTGTACCGGATTGTGTGAAAACCAACGCTTGACCAGTTGGAGGACATCCCAAGAATATGCAATCCTTGATGTTTATATTCACATCATAAGTGGATGAATGACGCGCACATGAAACGGTACAACACTGCCCACCAAGTAATACACACCTATCAAGTGTAAAGTCGTATGGCGTACCAGCCGTATTCGTCATCGTAAAGATTTGACAGTTCAGTTGCACTACAGAGAAAACACACTTAGTGAAGGTCCATCCCCTACACGTTGTCAGGTTAATTGCATAGCCACTTACCCAAGTGTCAAAGTACAAGGATTCCCAGTTTATATAGTTTTTGCTTGTAGCTGTAAGTAAAGCCCAACCAGTCGTTGGATTAGTTGTGTCAGTAGGAAAAGCAGTCCACCGAACAACACCTGCTGTTGTTGCAGTCCAAGATTGAGTAGATAGCGGGTCACCTTTAATTGTGATAGGACTTCCAGATGTCCCATTACCGCCGAGATACTGCAAAGCTGCACTAAGTGATTCCCTGTATGTCCCCGGCGCAACCCAAACGGTATCACCAGCAGACAGACCGGGATTAGTACCAGATGCAGCACCAATTGCAAAAGATATATCCTTCCAAGGCGTTGATGCACTTGTGCCATTGTTACTGTTGGAGCCATATGTCGCAACATAATAAGTAGCCATTATTCAGATGTACCTTGTGTTATCTGCTGTGCCATAATCACCGCAAACTGGCTGACAATACCAAACTGAAACTGTTCGTCTTGAGTAACCCACCAAACATTAACGCTTGTACCATCAACACCGAATGTGTTTATAAGATTGCCATTATCGTCGTAGATGTCACCAAAGACCTTCCAATCGGTAGACGGTGCTTGTTCCTTTTCAATGCGGAAGTTTTGGAGGTTCACTTCTTCACCCTACGATTTTCAATAGCAACTAGCGTAAGGTCACGCAACATCTCAAGGTCACTCACACTCATAAAGTCTAGGTTGTCAGCAATCTGACTCAGAATCATAGCCTCACCAAAAGGTATCTTGACCTCAGGGACATTAGTAGTCTTCTTCAATAACTTACTTAGCCAGCTCATGTTATTTCCTCTTTAGTTGACTTACCAAAAACTAAGTCACTTGGTGAACTCTCACGTATATGTTTCAATACTACTTCTTTTTGAGACTGCAACTGAAAGACTTTTGCATCTGAGTCCTGACGTACAAAGAATGCTATTACCGCAGTTACCAGTGCAGGAACACCTGCACGTACTCCTTCAATAGCACATAACGTAAACGCTTTCATAACATAACCAAACGTGGCAGTATCTGGTATGTGCTTTGCTTCCCACTCCATATTGAATGCGGGTCCAGCACTAGCCATAAATGCACCAAGTGCAATCCATACCAGTCTACTCCAGGCTATGTTCATCTTGATGTCTTAGTCTTTTCCTCTAGGACTCTCAGTCGTTCCTTGACATTCTGCAACTCTTTATCCAGTCGTACAATCTCAACTCGCATATCGTGAATGCTACTCTTCAGGTCTTTATACTGAATCTCACTTTGTGTTGTAAGGTTAGCCAGCATAATCTCAAGCTTGTCTACTTTACGTACAAACGTAAATGATGCGCCTAAGAACGACGATACGCCGGTTAGCAAAGTAGAAAGTACTACTGGGAGGATGTCTTTAGCTTCCATCGGAACCACCTGTAACTGGAGGGATTGCAAATGGAGAACCTGGCATACGCAAGAATGTATCAAGTTGAGACCACAATCTCATACGAGTCTCGTTGTACCAATTTCCCCAGAAGGCACGTTGAGCAACAGATGGGTCATCCGTATTCTTTAATGCCAACTTGTAGGCAGCGTAACTAGCCCACATTCTCAACTGCAAGTCATCAGGAATAACCGTAACAGATGTAGCACCAATATCACCAAGTGTGCCACAACCATAAACAGTAAATACAGTGGATGCTGATGGAGCAGGATAAATCCTTATCTGGTAATCACCAGAGCGATACCAATACTTAGGCGTACCAGCCGCTGTAGACTCGAACGTGGGGTCATATGCCCTTAGGGTAGGTTCACTACAGTGGACTAGGTTTGTAAGCCCAGATTGGACAGTTAGAGGAAACCACATACTACTAGCGTCGTTCACCGTTGAAGCGTCAGTTGGTACATAGGTTGAGTCTAGGCTAATGCTAGACAAGTTGATAATAGGATTGGACTGAGTAACTGTTCCTTTTGCTGGAACGTATATACAAGTCCTACACGTTTCTTTAATAGCTTCGTTGAGGTAAACCTCAATCGTTTGATTGGTCGTAGTCGTAACAGTTCCTGAACCATCGCCAACTTCACCTACTGAGGAGTTAGTTGCTTCGTTCAGGAGGCGAATAACCTCTGATGTAAGTGTAGTCAGGGTTGCCATTAAACTGTCCTTCGACCATAGATAGCAGAGTTAGATTCAACCATACCCAGTCTATCTAAATATTCTGCCTTATATATAGCAAGTACATTAGCATCCTTCATCTGCATAGCACGAGAGTAAAGAACACTAAAAACAAGACAGTCGTGTGCTGAGTCTGGCAATGGACACTCTTGGTCATCTGCCAGAGGTACAGCATTACCGTTCGTATCGTACTGCCATATCATTCCAGGCTGACAGTAACCTTCAATCATCACGCCGTTTGTAACACTTGAGATTGGCGTAGGAAGGAACCTAAGCCTATTCGTTGCATAAAGTATGCAAGCGTCAATAACAGCGTCACCTTGAGTCCTATAGCGGTCTACTTGCCTATCAGCAAAGTCTAACAGTCGTAGCCGTCGGTACTCGTTATCTTCTAACTTGAATACTCCCCTAATACGATACATATCAGGGGAGCAATACTCGTCTGTACCATCTTCTAAGTCTAGGTAACGTCTGCCAAACAAACAGTCTGTTTTACGGGCTATCTGATTGGCAGCTTCCAACACTAGGTATTCTAAGCCAAATGGGTCAAGGTCTTGCTTGCTACCAAAGTGGTGCAAACCTATCATCCTGACCTTTTGTTTGATTTCACCTAGTGTCATCTTGTTACCTTAGTCTAATTAGAGACCGACTGCGCCATCACGTCCATTGACCAGTGCAGCCATAACTACCTGTACTGTTGCTCCAGATGCAGAACCAGAAGCAGTACCAGTAAGTTGCAGTTGCCAATATGGCTTAGGAGACAATACAGGTAGGTATGCAACATACGTTCCAGCGGAAGTCTGAAGTGGGACTTCAGCCGAAATACTTACAGGAGACGAGGACAGTGCGCCAGCAGATACTGTAGATGCAGCAGAAGCAACGACTTTCCAAACTGGAGACCCAATGTTTGTAAGTGTTCCACCCATTGTGTAAATGACTTTTGCAAACAGTGGGCTATTCTGCCCGTTTGTTCCTGCAAGGTCAGATGACCCTGATGCAGCAGTATCTGCCTGTGAAGCAAAGTCTGCAGCAGCTGCAAGAATCATGTTTGGAGTCGAGAACACATCAGATGCGCCACGATAAGCAACAGATGATGCTGTAACCGTAATGGTTGCACCCAACTTATCAGTTGTTGCAGTCTGGTTCATCTGAGGAGCAGTTGCTCCAGTTACAGCTGTAAATTTGAAGGAAGCCTTCTTATCACGTGCCATTTCTATTCTTCCTTTCTATTATGCGACTCGGCAGAACAAGCGACCAACAGCACGAGTGTGTGGAATCCACAACCCGATACCCCAGTCGAAGACAACGTTGTGCATGATGCCATTTTCCTTGGAGAGACCAAGGTAGGTTGGCTTGAATGGTCCACTCTGCCATCCCTGTGCATATCCAGTTCCATAACGAACTGCATAGATGGAGGAAGCAACGGAACCTGTAATACCAGATGCGGTCTGAGTATCCGAGATTACACTCGTAGTACCGTCAGCCTTACGACCAACTGTACGAACGGTTGCATTCTTGTACTTCTCAACTGGGCGGTCGAACGAGTCACGAGTGACATCGAAACCAGCACCAATACCCATAGTACGGATAGCAAACTCAACGGAACGCTTTGCCTTCTCAGACATATACAAAACAACACCATCTCCATCTGGGGAATTCATGTTGTCAAGCAACTGCTGGAGGTAAGCAAAGAATGCGTTAGCCGTAGCAGATGTTGTACTAGCAGAGATATCAATACGGGCAGCGTCTGGTGCAACCAAAGACATTTCAGAAGGAATGTCAAAGTCACTAGGGTTGTCCATACGATAAGCAAGACCCGGAAAACAGTCAATATTGCCTGTTAGCGGGTTATTGTTTACAAATTTATCGTTGAAATCATAAGCAAAACCTTCAAGGAAGATTTGTACCTGAGCTTCGATTGGGTCGATAATATTCGTAGGCTGGTCGAGAAGTACGTGGTCAACAAGAATCTTGTTGCGAATCAGGTACATCTGCTCTTCGTACGACTTTGGGCGTCCCTTTACTGCGACTGGTTCAGAGTTTACACCCGTCCAGTTTGGCGCAGGGATACCGGAGTTGAGGTAACGAACACCAATCTGCTTGAGCGATGGTGATGTGTAGAGAGGAATATCCTTAAGGGCATTCCACGTTTTGTGAAGAGATTTGGTGATTTCTTTGACGAGAGGGTCATTGCTGATTGCTGCTTGGTCCGCAAGCGTCAAAGCACCGTTGAAGTCAATAGCCATTTATTTAGCCTTCCTACATTGGTCTATTTCGATTAATACCCATTAAATCCGATAAGCTCATCCTTCGAGGAGCTTGTGAGTTTCCACTAACCGTTGGTGCTGCCGAACCTGCTTGAGATTGCGGAGTCGGAGTACGCTGACTTTGAACAACCTGTTTAGTAAGTTCTGGCACTAACGATTGTTGTAAACTCTGGATTTGTTCGTGAACCATCTTTACGGCATCAGTAGGCTTAATACCTACATTAACCAGACTGTCCACTAAGTGACTTGCTTTTTGTGCCAGTGGATACTGCTGTATCGCCTGTTCTCGCTCTCGCTGACTTATAAACTGTCCAACTTCCTGCATTGCTTGTTCATAGCGGAACTTCTGGAGTTCAGCATCAAGTTGCAGTTGGGCAGTAGTAGGGTCAACAAGTTCTTGAGATTGAAGTTCTCGATAATGCTGCCTTATTGACTCTTCCTGCATTTCGACTTGTTGTTGCTGTTGCATCTTGCGAATGTCAGCTGAGGATTGGAACCCCTGCTGTTCAAACTGCTGGATAACATCAGCCCACTTCTCGTAACGGTCGGAATAAGACTTAGCTTTATCGTTTACTTCCTTGAACCGCTCGTATGGGATTGGTCCAGGCTCATTAGAAGTTTCAACTGGCTCTGACAGATAACCGAAGTCATCATCAGTTGCGGATTGCTCCGCTGGGACCATAGCATCATCGTTAACGCCTTCTGTGCTATAAGTATCGTAGACGGCGGCTCCACGTACTTCGTCCAATATGGCGTTACCAACGCCGTAACCGTCTGACGCACCCGTTGATGATTCGGGTGTAGGTATCATCATCTCGTCTGACAAATTAATCGTACTCCTTAATTATGGTTTTGCCAACTATTGATTGGCGTTCGGCATTGTTTGACTTTTAATTTTTTCCGTAGAAATGTCAACAATACCCTTTGCAGCATCGTTCTCTTGAGTCAATCGAGAACGCTCACGCATCTTGACTAGGTCAGCGTCAGTCTTTGCAGCGACCTGTGCCTGTATCTTCTGTATCTCCAGTTGTGACTGCATCTGAGCAGTCTCTGGGTCAAACTTACTAGCAGACTGTTCAGCAACAGACTGTTGTTGCATAGCCATCTGCTGTGCCATCATTGCTTGTTGAGCCATACCTTCTTCTTGCTCATTCAAGTGCTGAATAATCTTTGATGTCTCAGGTATGTTGAGCATACTGACTACAAGCTTGTTTGTTGATGGGTCGCTTGGGTCACCAAATAATCCCATCTGACGCATAGTCAAAACCTTTTGCAGCTTCTGGTCAGGGCTGTCTTCCATACTGGAGCCTGGGACATAGACGATGCGGTATTGACCACCATTACGTATATGCTCAAAGGTAATAACACCTTGCTCAATACTGTCGTATGGATTACCGCTTCCTTCAACATTTCCAATGAATGGAGCAACACCAAACTGCTCTACGAGAGAAATCTCCCACTCCTTGATTTTAGCGGCTGATATTTCGATGTCCGCACGTACATAAGAGTGTTGAGTATTGTCTGCACGTTGAAGCAACTGGACTGCCTCAGCTGGTGTTCCAGCAGGAGCCATACCTTGCGATACGTCATGCAATCCAGCAATATCCATCATGTCTTTCTCTATGTATTGAAGCATAGGGAATAGGTCACCACCGATACCCGGCGCACGACTTACAACTGGAGGCGCAGCACCGGGGTTGTAGTAAATCTTCTTGTATGTACGGCTCTCATCATAATAGTCATCACCAGTATGATTGAAAGCGTCAGCACCTACATTAGACAATCGTTGAACCATCACGTAGTCACGCTGTTGCTCAAACTGCTCAAGCATACGTGAATAGACTCGGTTGTATGTCTGCTGAAGCGAACACAAGTCAAAGCCTAGTGCGTGTCCATAAGGTGTACCACTACGTGGTTGCCATCGGAGAGGAATGAATGGGAACTCATCCTTCTTCTTGTATAGCCAAGGTCCAGCGTGAAGTAGAACTGAGTTAGTGCTAACTATATATCGCCCTGATGGATACTGTTGTGACGGTTTTTCCCAGTACTCATAAACAATTGCAGCACGTTTTTTTGAGTCACTTTGAGCAAGCCTAGCAGTAGAAGGTGGAACCCACCCATTACCAGAACCGTTACCGCCCTCTAAGTAAGCATCAATATACGATGCGTTGTTGCCCATCATAGCGTCAGGATTGACTAACTTACCTGTGTCACCATAGTTATCTACAAACCAAGACAGTGGCTTTGCAGACGCATGAATCAACCAACGAACATCAGCATCACGCTTTGCTGTTG